TTGGGACGTTCAGTCCAGAGATCACTGGTTGGAGTGGGTCATACGGTCGGCAAGATGGTGTTTATACAAAAATAGGAAACTGGGTATATTGCTATGGAGGCGTAAGAACTAATGGTGGCACAGGGTCTTTTACAAATGATTTTCCTGGAATTGCGGGTCTGCCTTTCACTAGCGGCATTAGTGTTTCAGCGGCAATGGGTTTCGCACATATAATTTCAGGTGCGGTTGGTACCCCCTCCACAAAAACATCCTTACTGCCTCTTGATGGCCCTGGAAGTGGTAATACTTCTGCATTCCCGAATTGGGTTTCAGTAGGTGGGGAATCTACGAACTTTAATAAAGTCTACCTAAGCGCATCTTCTAATGTGGAGTATAGGTTTAACATAGCCTACCGCACATCTTAATACCCCTGTTGGATCACAGGGTAGTCAGTCCAACCATCACAGGAGATAAACGATGGCACTAACAGAACGCACAGTTGAAGACAAAATCGAAATTTGCGGAGACTACAAACACGTACAGGTGAGGACAGCCACAGTGATCGAACGTGACGGTGTAGAGATCAGCCGATCCTTCAGCCGCCATGTCGTTGCACCAGATGCAGACATCACAGGCGAGAGTGCAGAGGTTCAAGCGATTGCTGCCGCAGTTCACACAGACGAGGTTAAGGCTGCTTACGCTGCTCATCTCGCTGCACAGCAAGCAGGGGTATAAGCTATGACGGTAGCATTTACAATGCGTAACGAGGGAGGCACGACCGATGTCTAAAGCAAGAGATACAGCTGACCTTAGTAACGGCCTTGATGTAGACAGCAGCGGTAATGTCGGGATTGGCACGAGTTCGCCTACGGAAAAGTTAGTGACGGATGGTAATATATTTGCTTCAACGGGAGACGGTGGCGGGTATTTCCTTGAGGGCAGCAGCGGTATACTGCGTCAAGGTGTTACGGGTATGGGTTTTAACACCAACGGCTCAGAACGCATGCGCATCGACAGCAGCGGTAATGTCCACCTCAATACTCCTGTAACGGCAGACCCCAGCAACAATGGATGGACATATTATGTTGAAGCAGACAGTAATAACTCTTGGGTGAAGCAGTCAGTTACTGTTAACACTACAGCCACTCAAATTGAGTTTATGAACGGCAATGGTGTTGTTGGTAAAATCACAACAGCAGGATCGGCGACAGCTTATGGCACATCCTCAGACTACCGCCTAAAGACTGACGCACAGCCAATGACAGGTGCATCTGCTCGTATCCAAGCTCTCAAGCCAGTGAACTTTGAGTGGATTTCAGACGGTACTCGTGTCGATGGCTTCCTCGCCCATGAGGTGCAGGCAGTTATCCCTGAGGCTGTCACAGGTACGAAAGACGCCATGCGTGATGAAGAGTATGAAGTCACTCCTGCTGTTCTTGATGATGATGGAAATGTTGTAACAGAGGCTGTAATAAGCACTCGCAGCGTTCCTGACTACCAAGGCATTGACCAAAGCAAGATTGTTCCATTGCTGACTGCTGCACTGCAGGAGGCACTCACAAAGATTGACGACATGGAAACACGACTAGCAGCATTGGAGGCAGTGTAATGTCATCAGAGCACCACTACGCAGAGACACGTATCATTGGCTTCTGGCGCACCTGTGCATTTCTGCTTTTAGGTCCGTTGATCCTACCAGTCTATACACTCTATAGTTTTGGTTACCTTCTCCTACGTAATGGATACGATAAAGGAGTATGGGGTGTCATTACGATGCCACTCGTCTTCGCCTTCAGTGTTATAAACGCTTTACATAACTTCACGGTATGTACAATCCTGTTCACTGAGTTTCCAAGAGAGATGACTACAACTAACAGACTGAAGCGTCATAAGAAGTCAGACAACCCAGCTAAGCGTGAACTTGCTGATATGCTTGGTGGCTTCCTAAACAGTCAGGACCCTAACCATTACTGATGTTAATTATACCAAAGTGAATAAAGTACTTGACAGAACCCCTGGAAACATGTATAATTAACTTAAGGTTTCCGGGGGTATATATACCTATGTATATAGATAAGTATAAGGCTATAGGGGATGGCTTAGAGTTACTAACTAAAGGAGATGTACATGCTAAGTATACGCCTCAAGAGATTATCTCCTACCTCCTCCTCCCTATCAATAACAATAGAATAAGATTCTACTACCAAGGCACTAAGCCAATAGGATTGGTCACATGGTGTTGGTTATCACCTACCAAAGCCAACCTATTCCTAGAGGATAAGTACTCTCCTACAGATGAGGACTATCAACTAGAGAACCCTGGCTCTGATTACCAACTATGGGGTATCGAGTTTATAACTCCTTATGGTCACGCCTCTAAGGTGATGAAGGCTATAAGACAAGAACATAGAGAGCTGTACGGAACCACGAAGGTCCACTTCCGTAGGTTTTATAATAGAAATAGACTACACAGAAGGACTTTCTGATGATTAACAATCCTTTTATGCCTGCTACACGGTTCAATAGCTACATCGCTAGGGGTGGTGGAGGTGGTGGTAATCCTGCTCCTGTCCCTAAGACAGCTGAGGAGCTTGCTGCAGAAGAAGCTGCTGCTAAGAAAGCTGCTGCTGAAGAAGCTGCTGCTAAGAAAGCCGCAGAGGAAGCTGCTGCTAAGAAAGCTGCTGAGGAAGCACGTAAAGCTGAAGAAGCACGTAAGGCTGAAGAAGCTCGGTTAAAGATGAGCAAGGCTCAGCAAGAGATGGCACTGGCTTCTATGGAAGACCCTGGTAGCCTGACAACTAAAGCTGAGGTAGTTGAAATAGACCCGAATGCACCTGGAACCATAATTGATGGTTCAACAGGTCAGCTGACAGGGGATGCCCCTAAGATCACAGACCCCACTGCTTTCAATGCAGCCTCTGTCAACCCTGTTGTTGCTGCTGGTGATGTAGCTGCTGCAACCAGTGGAGTTCAAGCTGTACAAGGCTCTGTGGGCCCCTCAGCTATGGTACAGGCTCAAACTGGAGACACTAGCCAACTATCAAGCCTAGGTCTCAGTGCTGAGCAACTAGCCCAGTCTCAGGTAGTCGCACCTGCTGCACAGCGTACACTTCAGACTGGTGAGATGATCTCAGGTAGTGCTGTCGATATGGCAGCTGTTGATGCCGCTCTTGATGTACAAGCAGCTACAGCTAACCCATCTCAGCAAGCTACAGTACAGGGTCAGATGTCAGACCTGATGGCCGACTTCGATGCTGGGTCACCTCCTCCTTGGGCCGCTGGAGCCCTTCGTAACGCGACAGCTCAGATGGCTGCTCGTGGTCTTGGTGCTTCTAGTATGGCTGGTCAAGCTTTGGTCCAAGCCGCTATGGAGTCTGCAATGCCTATCGCTATGGCAGACGCACAGACCTTTGCTAAGTTTGAGTCACAGAACCTGTCCAACCGCCAGCAAACTGCTATGTTCGCAGCCGAGCAACGTGCTAACTTCCTCGGTATGAAGTTTACACAGGACTTCCAGTCTCGAGTAGCTAACGCTGCTAAGGTCTCTGATATCGCCAATATGAACTTCACAGCTGAGCAACAGATCGCTCTAGAGAACGCACGTATGGCGCAGACAGTAGACTTAGCTAACCTCAATGCTAAGAATGCTAAAGTTATGGCTGATGCAGCTGCTATGTCGCAGATGGATATGGCTAACTTGAATAATCGTCAGCAAGCTGCTGTTATGAATGCACAAGCCTTTCTCCAGATGGATATGAAGAACATGGACCTTGCTCAACAAACAGAGTTGTTTAAGGCACAGAGTAATATCCAAGCTATCTTTAGTGACCAGGCTGCTGAAAACGCTGCTAAGCAATTCAACGCCTCTAGTGAGAACCAGACTAACCAGTTCTTTGCCACTATGGCACAGCAGGTTCAACAGTTCAATGCTGGTATGGAAGTGCAACGTGATCAGTTCAATGCTCAGAATGCTTTGATTATCGCACAAGCTAATGCGCAGTGGCGTCAGAACGCTTCTACTATCAACACTGCTGCACAGAACCAAGCTAACGCTGATGCCGCTATGCAGACCAACCAGATGACACAGAACATGGTTGATACCCTGTGGCAACGTGAACGTGATATCATGGACTACGCCTTCCGTCAGGCAGAGAATGAGTCAGATAGAGCCCTCAGTGTCTTCTTGGCCGATAAACAGGTAAAACTTGCTGAATGGCAAACACAAGCAGCTAACAAACAAGCAGACAAAGAAGGCAAGGGTTATCTCGTTAGCCGCCTGCTGTTCGGTTGATAGGAGAAGAACATGTCATTCTATAAGAAGAAACTAGAAGAAGCCCGTAAGCAGGTAGCTGAAGAAGAACGCCTAGCCAAACTAGACGGAGGTGACTCTAAGTTTGGAGCTCCTACTGCTGCTCAACAGAAGGGTATCCAGCAGGAAGGCCTCATGCGTCCTAAAGCCCGTCCAGGTACAGGTGGTGAGGAACGTCAGACTAGCCTCGGTATGCAGCTTATGCGTCAGATGAACCAAGGTACTGACCCAGACACACACCTCGCCCCTGATGAGTCTCTTCGGCCACAAGCACGTCCAGGCAGTACACTCGGTGAGAAACGTCCAAAGACATACTCAGATGTAGCACGCCCTACTGGAGAAGCCCCTGAGCGTATCAAGAGCAAGTTGGTAGCCCGTGGTCTCCCAGAACATATTGCTGAAGCCTTTGTATTGAACATGGCAGATGAGTCTGGCTTTGATGCAGGTGTTAATGAGAAGAACCCACTCGTAGCTGGCTCACGTGGTGGCTTTGGTCTATACCAACTGACAGGTCCACGCCGTAAAGCATTCGAAGCCTTTGCAGCAGAGAAGGGTGTCTCAGTAGATAATGAAGATGTCCAGCTAGACTTTATGATGAAAGAACTAGCTACTACTGAGAAGGGGGCTGCTGAGCATATCTACGGTGCAACTAACACCTCCGATGCAGCTGTCGCTATTGTAGACAAGTTCCTTCGCCCAGCAAAAGAACATCGTGAAAATCGTATAACTAAATATAAGAGGTACAGCGTATGATCCTTCCAGGACAAAGCCTTACAGCGGAGCCAAAGAATGCTCCATACGAAAACCCACCAGAGATGACAAACCCTGATGATGCTGTTATGTGGCATCTAGAGCGCCTCACAGAAGAGGATCGTATGGAAGCTTTGTTCGATATCCTCGAACTAGGTATGGATGTTGTAACGATCACTGAGGGCCTCCTACGGGGTGCTGTGATGGAGGGTCGTCACAGTGTTGACGTGTCTATGATCATCGCACCTATTATCCATGAGTTTGTAGTCTCCTCCGCTAAACAAGCAGGTATCGAGTACGAAGAGGGTTTCCCTGATGATACCGAGAAGCGTGAACTTGTTAGGTACCAGATCAATAGCCGTAAAGCTGCTAAGAAACTATCTGAACTAGACATGGAGGTAGAGGACGAAAGCCCTGAGCTTGACGTTGAAGACGATATGTCGATGCCAGAGGAAGTTGAGATGGATACAGTCAAAGAGGCCCCTAAGGGTCTTATGGCTCGTAAAGGAGATAAAGCATGAGTTTCTGGGGTGGTATGGCACGAGGCTTCAAGGATGCCTCAGAGAAGAAAGAACGGGATAAGGCTGTAGAGCTTCAGAAAGAGCGTCTAGCTATTCAAGATGCACGGTATGAGTCGGAGACTGCACGGGCTGAGCGTTACCGTTCAGAGGATGTCGCGTTCCGTACACAAGAGTTCATGACACGTCAAGAGCAAATAGCTTTTGACCGTAAGATGGCGGAGCGAGCAGATACCCGTGCTCAAGAGTCTGTTTATATTGACCGTCAGCTTGCCTTGATAGAGATTATGCCACCTGGTCTTGCATCATCACTAGGAGGGGGTACCCCATCTAAAGGTGGTTCTAAAGGTGGTTCAACGGTGATGTCAGCAGAAGCTATCACTGAAGGTGCGACTATGTACCATAACGAGTACCAAAACCTCAGTGAAGAGCAGAAGGACTCTGAGTTCTTTAAGAAGCTTAAAGGTGACGCAGGTACACAAGCCTCCATGATGGCTTTTATAACAGCGCAGGCTCAAAAGGGTAACACTGTTACTCTAGGAGACCTCCCCAAGTACTTTAAGTACGTAGGTACTATCGAAGGTCAAGGGGAAGCTGAAGCTCAAAAGGCTTTGGAGATGCTTACTACAGGTGAAGGTATCACAGACGCTAAAAGCTTTGCTAAAGGTCTGGTTGCTTTTAAGAACTTCAAACCTACTAAGCACCTCTTCCAACAAACAGGAACCCCTGCTAACCTGGAAGACCTTGATAAGCAGATGAGTTTCTGGGAAACAGCTACTGAGACAGAAGCGTTTAGGAGCCTTAGTGGTCTACCTGATGGTAAAAAGGAAGAAACCCAGCAAGCCCTTGCTATGTTGGAGCAGAAAGCTACTCGTGTTCAAGGTCTTTCCAAGTTGGCTGAGCTTGGGTTCGGTAGAGCTGCTGCTGAGAAACATAACCTACTGGATAACTCTGTTATTGGTAGCTACTACACCTCTGAGGAGGCTCCTGTTGCTGGTACTAACACGGGGGCTGCTCCAGGTGGGGGTGTTACCCCTCCTAAGGCCCCCGTAGAGCCTCCAAAGAGCCCCGTAGAAGGCCAAGTCTTTGGTTCATGGGCCGAGGTAGAGGAAGCACGTAATAACGGCTTCTCAGGGGTTGCTACAGTAGGTGGTACAGCTTACAATATCGCACCAGTTGAACCAGTTGAAGGACCTGATGGGCTTACCCAGTCTTCAGTAAAGCCTGAGGGTGGTGTAGACGAAGCTGGTTTCAACGTAAGTGATACTTCACTTCAACCAGTACCTGAGCTAGATGCCTTGTTTGAGTCGGTTATGACTGAAGGTGCACAGCCTAAAACAGAGATACCTGATAATCGTCCCATCCGTGAACCGCAGACAATCGAGGAGATCGAAGGTGGTATCGAAGGCGCTCTCGAAGGAGAGGCTCTTGATGAAAAGGTTGCTGCTGTTGAAGAGGAGCTCTTTGAACTTGGTGTCTACAAACCAACGAATAAACAGGAGCTACAGTACTTCAAAGAGGACCTTAACGTCCTTATCTCTGATCTTGAAATCCAGATACCACCTGAGGTACTCAAGGGTGTCGTCGAGAAAGTCATTGCAGATGTGACGTACAAGGCGGAAGGCCCTAAGGATTACACACGTCCTGAGTCTAAAGATGAAGAAGAAGCAGCTATGGACTGGTCCAACCGAAGAGGTCGTATCCTAGATACACCTGACGATGAACTAGATGCAAGAGCCAGACGTAATACAGGAAGATCACGCTAATGAGTTCTCTCCAAGACACTTTCAAACCAGTCAATGTGGCTAAGGCGAGAGGTCGGTTAGGGGAGGAAGAGGACGTAATCGGGAAGAGTGCCGAGGCGTTGTCTACCCCAACTTGGGCCGCACCTATTAGCAGAGAACCCTCTGTAGTCGAAGAAACACCTGTAACTGAAGAACCAGTTGTTGAGGAAGTGCCTGCTTGGGCACAACCTGTACAGCAGAGGGCACAGGAAGAAGTACCTGCTTGGGCTCAAGTTGTAGAGCCTTCGATGTCAGCTGCTGTAGAAGACAGTGGCACTGCCTTTAACGGGTTACTCCCTTCAGGGGTTGAACCGGGTTCTTACTCCGAGAACGATCTTATTGAGCGTCCTGAGCTGTACAACCCTATCTTTGACTTTGTAAAGGATCGGTACGGTCGTTCGGCTGTGAGCAACAAAGACCGAGCTGAGGTCGTAGAGATGTTCCTTGAGAACCGCCGTGGTAACGCAGCGGGTAACTCTGTACGTGCTATCAGTGAGGCTGACTACCTTATGGACGCCAAGGAAAACCCTGAGGCTATGCTTAAGGTAGGTAAGGCTTACGCTATCTATGAAGGTATGGCAGGTCTCTTCAGTAGTGAAGCTACGTGGGCTGAGACAGGTAGTGGGGTTGCTGATTACCTTTCTACTACACTCCTTGACCCTATTAACCTTGTAGGTGGTATTGTGGGCAAGGCAGTAGGCGGTACAGCTATACGGACAGGTACTAAGACTGCTCAGACTATCGCACAGAAAGAAGTAGCTAAGCAGCTTATAAAAGGAGCTAGCCGTGAAGTAGCTAAGAAGGCAGGTACATCAGTCCTTAAGAAGGCTGGTGCTGTAGCTGCTGTGGAAGGTGCTCAAGAGGTAGCTGAGTTCTCTGCTAAGATGGCAGCTAACAAAGGTATCCAACGTGTTCTGACAAAGGCTGGTCTCAAGGAGATTGCAGCTACCACAGCTGTTGATGCCGTTGCTAACGCAGGTACTGAGTTCCTCTACCAACGTAGTCTACTTGAGACAGGTGTACAGGACGAGATAAGCAAAGGTGCTGTCGGTATTGCCGCTCTATCAGCCATGGCTATGGGTGGCATCCAAGCCGGTGTTGTAGCTAAACGTGGCTTCACAAATACAGCCCTTGTATCTGAGACAGTCCAGAAGGCTGACCCCAAGAAGATTGCAGCTGACCTAGAGAAGTCACTGCGGGAGTGGGCTGACCAGACCCCTGAAGGCGAAGTAGCCTGGCTTACAAAGGTTAAGAACGGTGAGCAGATCACACCAGAGGATACTGACTTCTTTATTGACCTCCTCCTTGGCCGTACTGGTAAGGAGACAGCTGAGGAAGGCGCTGAGGAGGCTCCTCGTCTACGTGGTCTTGCTGAGATCATGCACGAAGGTGGTTACTTCTACGTCAAACGTACAGACGATGACACAATGTCTAACTGGATATCAGACTTCATGCGTGAGGAGCTAGACCAGGACGCCATCGACAGCCTTGTGGGTACGGTAGGTATACCTAAGGGTCAGATGACAGTTGAAGCCTTCTCCGATGCTTTCGCTAACCGTATGAACGAGAGTGCTCGCATGATGAACAGTGTGGGTCAGGTGGCTAAACGGCTTGATACAAACCTTAAGGACCTCAACCTGAATGACTTCATGGAAGAAGCCCTTGGGCATAACCTTATTGCTGACATCGTGCCGCAAGCAGAGCGGTTCAAAGGTAAAGGTGCATTCCTTGCTAACGTAACTGAGTCACAGAACAAGTTCATCAGAAGCCTAGTGTCACACCCCTCCACGTCTATGCTCAACCTTGTTGGTTACAGCGGTGCTGCCGCTATAGACGCCGCTACAGATATCACAATGGCTCTGTACAAAGGTAATGTCGGTATTCTTAAGTCTGTCCTAAAAGGTGCTGACAGTGGTAAGAGTGAGCTGTTTGTAGCTAAGCAGCTGCTTCTGTCTGTTAAGGACCGTGTTAAGTTTGCTATGGACCCTGATATGACCCATGCTGCGTTCAAGAGCGCATTGCTTCGGAGCACAGGTGGTCTGGACACCCTTGACCGTACCTTGGCTGGTGGTATTGACGTAGTACAGTCAGTAGACGCTATGAGCCGTATGGGTGGTAAGGCTGGTAGAGTACAAGGTAACCTTGATACATGGATCAATGGTGTTCAACACGCTACATTCGTACACGCACAGGATAGTTTTACTAAGTCACAAGAGTACGTAAGCCAGATGAACAAGATGCTTCGTACTAAGTTTGGTAAAGAATGGGATGAGTTCTACTCCGATCCCAACGCTATAAAGATCATGGCGACGAAGGAGTATAAGCAGCTTGAGCTTGATGCCGTTATGCGTACCCAAGAGAACATCTTCTCTAAGTCATACAAAGACAACAGTAAACTTGGTCAAGTGGCTGGTATGATTGAGGATGCACGTAACATCCCTGGCCTTGGCTTCATGATTCCATTCGGTAAGTTCTTCAACAACACTATTGATTTCGGTATCAAACATACACCTCTTCTTAACATCGCAGCTAAGAAGACCGGTAAGTACGCAGATAAGTCCTTCCTTGAGCTTAATGCACGTGGGGCTGTTGCAGCTGGTCTTGTATACGGAATGGCTCAGGATGAGGACGAGAACCGCCGTAATGGCTTGGGTCTGTACGATGAGCTGGTAGATGGTGTTGTAATATCGCAACAGTACGACTACCCTATCTCCTTGTTCAAGGCTGCATCACGTGTAGCCGCTTACAACATGGCAGGGGAGGACGTACCAGCTGAGATCATCACACAGATCGGTAAGGACTTCGGTGGCGGTGGTCTTACACGTAACCTCAACAAGACTACAGCTGAGTTTGCTGACTTCGGAGCCGCCCTCCTTGCAGGTGAGCTTAAGCAGGCAGGTGTAGAAGGCATCACTATTGCCTCTGACATTACAGCACAGGCTCTCAGTGGTTTCTTACGTCCGTATCAACCTATAGACACAGCTATTGGTCTTGCAACAGGTGCTAATCAACGCCCTAAGGACGTAGCACAGGGTAATAAGTTTGTAGGTAACTCCCTCCGTTATATCGACACTACAACTAGCTTCCTCCTTGGTAAGAGTGATCCACCTAAGGTAAGCTCTGCTACAGGTGAGATGGACCAGATGAGTACTGCTGCCTTCGGTGGCGCTCGTACACCAATGCTCACCAACCTCCAACGTGTTATGAATGTTGTAGGAGTTGACCAATGGGGTCTTAACTCTGGTCTCTCAAAAGACAAGAAGGGTATGATACCTGAGGCTGTCAATGAGTACCAGCGTCAGGTCTACCTCGCTATGGAAGACTGGGCTGCGGCTAAGATGAACAACGAGGCGTTCCTTAAAGCCCCTGGAGACGTACAGAAGATGCACTACGAGGATCAGGTGAAGAAGGTGCGTAAAGAAGCTATGTTCATGCTTGTTGCCCGTTATAACGGCCCTCAGGACACACTGGGTGCCCAGTACGACATAATGAGTAAGCATAGCGTTGAAGCTGTTAAGGAAGCTCTTACGGAACTGGAGCTAGGGGATGACCTAGGTGCCTTGAACCTAGCACAGGTTAGTATCGTTAGATCACAGCTAGAAACAGCTGACTTCATCAAGCGTATGGAAGCCCCTGCAGCTACGTACGACTAGTAGTCCAAACACAAAAAGACCCCCCTCAGTTTTTACACCGAGAGGGGTTTAAAGTTAACAGTTAGTTAGTTCTTATTTATACTCGAGGATTAGGTCTGCATACCTAAATGCCTCTTCTACGAGTTCTTCTGCTCGTACTATATTACCAGAAGGAAGCAACCCAGCTAGTACCGAAGCTGCTAATTGTAACCGTAAGGTGGAGGGATCACCTGTAGGTACGGTCTTCTTAGTAACATTCCTCTTACCTTCTACGAAGGCTTTAGCCTCTTGTTCCAGACTTGGAGCAGGGGGCTTCTTTCGTTTAGGGGCCATCTTAGATCAAACCAAAGAACTTAGATGCGAACACAAGACCGATAAGAAAGACAGCCGCCCATTTCCATGTGAATTTGAAACCCATAGTGATAATCCTTCTCTAATTAAACAATAGGAGGAGTATACCATAAGCACACCCCTCCTGTCAAGTAGTTTTAATATGTCTGGATGATATCGTCGATGATGCCGTGTTTCTTACACTCCTCAGGGGTCAACCACTCATCTGTTGGGTGGAGGAGGTTCTTGCGGATGTACCGCTCAGACTTCTTAGTACATTTCTTGTAATGGTCAATCATACGAGCGCTCGCCATGTCAAACTCTTTAACGATAGCCTGTAGTTCGTGTTCCTTCCCACGAGAACCCCAGCTATATTGATGTGACATAACTGAGGTGTTGTGTGTCAAGAGTCGTCGATCACCAGCCATAAGGGTGAGAACACCACAAGAGGCTACCAGACCCTTACCGATAGTCACTACTGGAATCTCTGACATCATCATAGCGTCGATGAGGTGGAAGGCTGAGTGTACAGAGCCCCCAGGGCTGTTGATGATAAGAGTAAGCTGCTGTGGTCGTATCTCTTCGGGCATCAGGTTGTACTCGTAGATGGTAGCAACAAGAGGCATGATCTTTTCCTGATCAAACTTGTCAACTAATAACATAAGTCCGTTCTCGCGGAGGTAGGAGCCAGGAGCCTGCATCTCTGGTGTTGGTTCAGGTGGGTTGCACTTAGGGCAGACAGCGGGTGCTGCTACAGGTTCAGAGGTCTTCGGAGTAACAGTCTTCTTCCTAGTGGCTGGTTTCTTGGCTGGTGTCTTCTTCTTAGCTGCGTTAATCATCTGTTCGAACATTCTAGGTCCTTTCTAAAGACATTAAGTTAGTGTAACACACTGTTGCTAAAAGGTCAAGATGACTTGATCTGTGCCTCATACTCACGTAGTCGTTTGTACACTGAGATGAGCTCTATGATAGTGGGCCAAGACTTAATCAAGAACTGCATAGAACCCTCTACTCTACCAAAGGCACGGATGATTTGCTGCATCACACCTAGTGAAATAAGACCACCTACAATAGCAGGAGCTAAGAAGATATAAGCAGTCAGGACATTAACTTGTAGATAGGCCATACGCACCACGTTAAACTTAAGGTACTGAAGATAACTAGTGAAGTGTATTGTACGTACATCCTCGAATAGCTCAGTTAACGCCTTAGGAGAGACAGTACCGTCGTCTTCCATCTTGACAAGGTGTTTACGATACGCTGCTTCTTTCTTCTGGATGTCGTATTCAATGCCAACCAGCCGTAAGATATAACCACTAACAACAAGTAGCAAAGTACCGCCCAATGTCCAGACGAAAGCTCCTGTAACCAATCCATATTTCCAATCTCCAAACCAGAGGATAGACAACCCTGCGCCAAGACCCAGTAGTAGTGGGAAGAACTCGACGAGAATCATTACGCTCTCTATTAGTGAAACACCTAGACCTTCTACGATCCTCGTGTACTTGATCGTGTCTTCTTGGACACGTTGTGAAGCACCCTCAATGGTACGCCCTTTATCGAAGACCTCGTGGTACCACTCGACCATTGACGCTCTCCAGCGGAAGAGGAAGTGAGCGGTGACAAAGGAACCAACAAGACTGAGGGCAACCCAGGTACCAGCCAACCAACCAAAAGATGCAAGCCCTGCCCAGTACTCACCTATAGTCACAGACCCTGGGGTGGCAAGTGCCTTCTGGACCAGGTCGTAGAAGTCACCGAACCAGTGGTTAATCTGTACGTCTACTTGTACCTGTAACCATAGGGTACCTAGTATAAAGAAGGTGCCGAGGTAGGCCCAGAGGGCCCACTTCTTGCTTGTGTAAAAAACCCACATCAACTCTTCCTTTCTGAGATGTCAGGGTTCTGCCAGTCGTCTATACGTAGTCCTTCGGCTCGTTCCCTATCTCCTTGTTCTTGGTCAAAGGAGCCACCCTGAGGAGACCCTTGCTCAGTCTTCTGCTTAGCTTGTTCTAGCTTTTCAGCATCATCCTGGTTGTAGGGGATAACGTAGAGACGATCACCTCGTTCTTTATCCCAGACCCATACCTTGATAAACTTACCTGTAGCTATATGGTGAATGTACAGGAACTCGTAGGATGGGTAGCCCTCGATGGGACTACCTAGTTGTTTAACGTAGTGTGTCTGCGTAACAGCCCCAAGTAAGATAGAAAGTGTAAGGGCTGATGCCTTAAAGAACCTACCTAACTTGGAGTAGAACATAAGGAACACAACAAGTGTAACGAGTACTACGTATACTGTTTGAATGACTAACATTATGGACCTTCCTCTCCTCTTAGTTTCACTTCGATATCAGAACGAAGGTCCACTATCTCCCCGTCTACCACCCTGAAAGCCACAATAGTACGCTCCTGCCTAGGTGACAACGTAACAGAATCCTCGTGGTGTACCTTAAAGGGTTGGAGCCCTGTTATACGAAGGTTAACCGTTTCTGGGTCACCTTTCGATGAGAAGTAGTGTACGTTGATGATGTAGTCCCCGTCAGGCAAGACCGTCATAGTAGTGATCTCGTAGTTACGGGTAACCTCTACTCGCTCCCCGTTGATAACGAAAGTGTCACTGCCTTTACCAAGGTCATCCTTCTTTAGGGTTATGAACCCGTTGCTCTTGTACCCGTAGCTAACGATCTTACCGTCAGGACCACGGGTGTACAGGTCAAGGTCTCTTGTACTCTCATCATCCCATGTCAACTCCACCATGATTACTACGGGTGGGTCAACCACCCCTGTTTTAGCGATAGGGTTTATCAACAGGAAAGCGATAACAAACAGAGAAGTGAAACCCACCAGGAGGTTAAACAACAAGTCAACGAACGCAAGGTTGCTTGAGTAACGTCTCATATCAACCCTCCAAGATGACTAGCTGTAGTTTTAACCAGAGTGACGATAGGAGCCCTACAAGGGACGTTACAAGAGCAGTAGACATACCTGATGCAAGAACTCCGATAGCCTCTGTCATACTCTCTGTGGACGATGTGTCGATCTCTGTGAAGGCAGAGTCTAGTACAAGGAGGAACCCGAATAGAGTACCTACCATACCAAGGCTAAGAACTGCATCAGAGAGGAACCAGGACATGTTGTTATCTTGTCCAACCATTTTCTTAGCACGTAGTCCCATCATGGACGATGAGATAATAGCTATACCTAGGATAATGAATGTCAACATTGTGCTGTCTGCTTCGTATAACACATTACCTAGATTAAACCAGTACTGACCCCCTATAAGACCCAAGATACCGGCGTTAAACACGAAGTACCATTTCCAAGTTCTCATCTTATAGTCCTTTCCGTAGGAGGTGCAACCTTGTTGAACCAGCGATACGGGTAGCAGCCCAGTTAGCTGGGAGGTCCCTTGGTTCCGTAAAGTCGTTATCTTTCATCTCAAAGAGTTTTAAGTCTTGTGTGGTAAGTAGTAGGAACGTACCAGAGTCTGTGTACCGGGAAACCATGTACGGTATCTGAAGCGTGTAACCCATGTTGAAGAAGTAACCAGCTGTCAAGGTACCCATATACTGACCTCCTTTTAAGCCATCAGAGAAGGTACCTAGGGCATTGTTAGTCCATGCCACATGGAACCCAAGGAGGCCCTCTGAGACCTTCTCTTTACCAGCTATAAAGGCCACAGCACAAGCGCTTAGACAGACCTCCCCTCGACGGACAACAGTTGTAAGACCGAGGTCCTTTATTGTGTACCCAAGCTCGTACCCCTCCACAGCCACACCTCCGTTAGAGGACAGGACTAAAACCCTAATGCCTGTCTCCTCTACCTTAGCTCGTACCTTTGCTGAATCACCTTGGAGGATGTCCCCTGACAGATGGATGGCGTTTGATGTGGATGTGACGATGGCTGCGTGGGCGGAGCCTATGCCCAGTGTAAGGGCTGTTAGGACTCCTGCTAAACCTCGAATCATTTGTGTATCTCCTTTAGTGTCTCATTGGCCCACTTCAGGTACTGTTCAGCTTTCGCCATGTCTTCTGTGGGGTTTCCTTTATAGAAAGCTCGATGGTTGTACTTCATTACGTTACCTCGACAGTAAGCGATGAAGCCTTCCTTGCCAAGAACTTGCTTGATGTAGTCGATACATTCCACCCCAGCTTGGTTGTAGTGAAAGGGTTTATCAATGTTGTTGTAGTTGTTATCTTCGATACCGGAAGTCTTCTTAGCTGCGGCACCTTTATAAGTAGTTTCACGCTTAGTCTTGCCCTTAGGCTTTGGTTTCTGCGGGGCCATATCTTTTCCTACTCTTAGTCTTGTATAAGTAGTTTCACGCCTAGGCTTTGGTTTCTGCGGGGCCATATCTTTTCCTATTCTGTATTAAAAAAGGGGAAGACCTTGCGATCCTCCCCGTTAGTATATCATACTTGGTTATGTTATGTCAAGGTCAACTACACTCACGTTGACCTGTATTGACGTCGAAGTAACAGGCTCCTCCCTCTTTCTCATCGACGAAGTCACTGTTGTCCTCTTCTAACTTCTCCTCTACTACATCCTCAGAGGAGGAGGCGTTGAGGATACCATAGCGTTTACCAGAGGCACGGAAAGTAGTACAACCAGATGCACCTCCGTCATACGCAGCCATGTACACAGCTTTGAACTCATCCCATGACACATCGTCACCTACGTTACAGGTCTTAGAGCAAGCACTGTCTACGTAGCGTGAGGCTAGGTTAAGAACCTCTACGTGGGTCAACACAGGGAGGTCATCAGCCTTGCGGCCTTTAACACCGAATGTGCGGTAACCGTAGTCGTCTACACGTTCAACCCGTGGGCCATCGAAGGTCTGGATAGTACGGTCAAAACCGTAGGAGAAGACTGGTTCGATACCCGACGAGACGTTGTCAGCTGAGAGGCTGATAGTACCGGTTGGTGCTACACTGAGTAGGTGGCTGTTACGGATACCATAGCGGCTGATCCTATCCCGAATGTCTGTTGGTAGTGTCTTTGCGAAGTCACTGTCGAGGAACTCTTCGCGGTACAACGGGAACGGTCCTTTCTCAGCCGCAAGAGATACAGAGGCTATATACGCTGTGTCACGGATAAGCTTCATGATCTTCATGAGAGTAAGAAGGAACATAGGGGAGCCATACTCGTGGCCCATAGCTTCGATAGCGTTAGCTACACCTGTGACCCCAAGACCCATACGTCTTTTAGACTTAGCTTCTGCCTCTTGTGAAGGAAGAGGGTATACTGCTCGGTCAACTACATTGTCCATAGCACGTACGACATGCGGGATGTCATGCTTAAGGCTCTCGTAGTCAAACGAGTAGGTACCGTCACACTCGTAGATGTACTTGACTAGGTTGAATGAACCAAGGAGACATGCACCGTTTGGTGGCAAGGGTTGCTCACCGCATGGGTTAGTCGCTGCAATAGTCTCGCAGTAGTGCAGGTTATTCTTCTTGTTAATACGGTCGATGAACAAGATGCCTGGTTCAGCCCAATCCCATGTACTACGCAGGATGTCATCCCACAGGGCACGGGCATTGACAGTGTCATAGACACGGCCTTCAAAGACTAAATCAAAGGTATCATCTTCTTTAACAGCTTGCATGAACTTGTCTGTGACACCTACTGATAGGTTGAACTGTGTAAAAGCTGTTGAATTGGTCTTGGCGTGGATGAATGAAGAAATGTCAGGGTGGTCTACCCGCAGTACACCCATCTGAGCGCCTCTACGGTGGCCAGCTGAGCTGATAGTCTTGCATACTGCGTCAAAGATACCCATGAAGCTCAGAGGACCACTAGAGCGGCTCTCTAGGCCCTTAATGAGGGCACCTGAGGGACGGAGGGTACTGAAGTCATAACCGATACCACCTCCAAGCTGCATAGTCTTAGCAGCCTCTTGTGCTGCGAGCATGATACCTTCCATAGAGTCAGGGATGGTCATACTCACAAAGCAGTTGTAAGCCGTGACGCGTCTAGGAGCACCCATAGCTGATTGTACCCGTCCAGCCGGCATGAAGCGCATGTCGTATAGGATATCACGGAACTCTTGGAAGTGGTGCTCGTCGTCCTTGAGTGCGTTGGCAACCCGTGTCATAGCCGCTCGAAAGCTCTCACCCTTCGACCGGTACTTCATCTGGTGAATCTCTTCAGACAGACCGATTGTTGGGCCTACTGGGCGGTCTGATTCTGAGTTCTTGATCATAAGCTATCCTTTAATGTTTGTTCAATTAGTTGCATTACATAGTGGTATGAGTTGTATTCACTCATCGGTTACGTCCCCTTAGTCGTCCCGAAATGGAGCTTTGTGAAATTCCAACTTGTTTAGAAATAGCATCTTGTGACATGCCCAAGTCGTTGTACATATAGTACAGGTCTTCTGTTTTTACATCGTGACGCCATCTGCCGCTTGTTTCACCTTGGCACATGGTTCCGTCTGCCCACTTGTCGTCGGAGTTGGATTGTGGGTTTCCAATGTAGAGGTGAGCGGGGTTGACACAAGCTCTGTTGTTACATGTGTGACACACTAGCTTACCCTCGATGGCGTCTCTTCCATAGAGAAGGCCCATTATGGTACGTGACACATTCTCCAACCTACCTTGGTACTTAGCTCTGGGGTAACCATCCTTGTCTTTAACCCCGTGAGGCGTCTCTACGCAATCACCGATCATCGCCGGAACCCCCTAGCACACCTCTTGCTTGGCGGTCATCTAGTTTATCTACATTGAGTTCAATAACCTCCTCAAGGCTGCTCTCGAAGTAGTTAGCTAGGGCGGTAGCGTAGAACACTACATCACCTAACTCTTTGACGATGTCTTGGTTAGAGAAACGATTGGAGTCTCTAATAAGTTTCTTTATCTTCTCAGCTACCTCCCCTGCTTCTCCGACAAGACCTAGTGTATTCTCAATAAGCCTGTCATTACCTTCTGTCATGATCTTATCTTCAACCCAATAGGAGTACTCCATAGTATTCATTGACCAACCTCCTCCGCCAACACCTGTGTGACAGAGAGGTCATCTAGGTCGTACAAGGCGTTCCTAAGTTGCTCAGACAAAGTAGCCTGTCGTTCAGCTACATCCTCCGTTAAGTAGAAGTAATCCTCGTCTACCTTAACCTTCATCGTTACTACATATTCCATAAGTCGAACTCCCAGTTATATCACAGTGTTGTCTTTACGTCAAGATAAAAGGGATGACTATTTGTCACCCCTGATACGATCATGTATGTCCTCATCCATATTCCCGTCTAAGTGTATCAAGCGATACCCATTGAGGCTCATAACAACCATCGGATACATTTCTTTTGATGAGAACTCCTTTCCACCACTCCTTATTAGCTTGCCCAGCCCAAGCCTCCGCAGCGCCCTTATAACAGCCGACCACCGCCCCAATTGCACCATGAGAACCAACGTCGTCCTTAAAATACATATCGCGCTTATGGCTGTGACCAACGCTGCAAGAGCGATACCGCTTTTGGATGAGAGCGTAAGCGTGATGTACACCACTAATGGCACGGCCAAAGTTACCAGTGCCCACGTAATGAGCGTAGTCAACGCCATCGTAATTATGAATGGCGGGGGCACCATCAACGTACTCATGGTACTCGTCGAACCACTTCTTAGTGTTGAGGTGCGAGAACGAGATTCCATACTTGTCTCCTTCAAGTCTTGGGTCATATGAGATTGCTGTTTTGATACGGTGCTCGTGGTTTCCCTCGAACCCGTAGAAAGCTGGACGCTTACGCCGTTGCTTCTTGAAACGGTAACGGAGCAAGTCCTGTGCTTCGTTGTATGACTCGATGTCACGTCCGTAGTTCTGTGATACTACCGCCTCTGGTTTACGTGTGTCGTAGGAGTTGAGGGACTTCATGTCCGCACCATCCCCTAGGTCCACTACGTAGTCAGGTTTAATGTCGTAGATGAGGCCACCTAACCAGTCAAACCGCTCATTGGTTGTTTCAGGTGTGGCATGGCCGCAACTAAACACGATAGCTGTTTTACCTGTTGTCATTCTTTATTCTCCTCTGTGATCCACTCCTCTGGAATGGTCTTATCTGAGTAGAGGAACCCTTCCTTCTCACACCAATCGGAGTAAGAGCTCTTGGCCCCTTTATAGAGTTTAGCCCGTGAGTTACTGAACACGAACCGTATGTCAAGGTCAGGGTATTGCTTCTTGATCTCCTTGTGTTTACGTCGATCAGCTGAAACAAACCTACCCTTGGTTTCAATGATGATACCATTCTCGAGAATAAAGTCAGGCGTGTAGCTACGCATCTTACTGTCAAGCCACTTGATCTTCATAGTCTCGTACTCGAAAGGAACCTCCCGTTCAGTGAGGTTTATACTCAGTGCCTCCTCTAACCCTGAACGGTAACCAGCCTGTATAGCCCTTTGTCGTGTGCTACTCTTCTTCATGACCAGTCCTCTACCTCTTTGACTTGTAGAGGTTTCTTGATCTTAGTCAGGTAGGTGGGTCCGTGGCTGTAAGCGAACATCTTAAGCCCAGGCCAGCAAGCCTTCTTGAACTCACAATAACTGCACTCCATACCCAGTTTCATGTTGGGTGATGTCTTGCTCTGAGGTACGTCCTCAAACCCACGCTCAGGTGGTGTCTTGGTTTTGACCATCTCTTTGATACGAGTGATCTCTTCTTCCTTTGTCTTCATCTCCTCAGTGAAGTCATACATATCCAAACAGATGTGTCCGTTAACCTTGTCGATAACCAAGAATGCACCGTGTGTCTTATTTGTCACAAGTGGATCATCTTTAGCTGCGTAGACGTAGGAGGAGAGTTGAGAGATATACCCGAAGGGGTCTTGCTCTCGTAGGTTACCCTCTTGGAACTTCTTGAAAGAGTAGGGAGATGCTGACTTAACATCAACGGTCATACCGTCAATGACACAATCTCGACTACCCTCGATACCGTGGGCCTCCATACGGTCCTGTTGACCTTCAACAGTGTGTCCTGCTTGCTGTGCGATACTTAAGGCAAGCTCTTCAATCATGTCACCGAAGTTAAACTTGAGCAGGGCGTTAGCTCGAAGCGGAATAGCAGTCTCAGGTTGGTTAATTTTGTACCATAGCTTACGATCACACGGTGTCCCTAAGGAGGACATAGATAGGTAAGCCCGTGGCTCCTGTGGTTTGCTGAACCTGTCAGCTACGATAGTTGAGTAGTTCTTGGCCATCTGGTCCCCTATTACAGAGTCCCATCCTTTCTTACCGAGTATCACGTCCTCCATGTCGGTTACTAGTGTTGAGATGTCTTTAGTCATTGGTTTCTCCTCATATTAGGTGAAGAAAGGGGCCGTAGCCCCTCTCCTTTGTTTACCTAACCCTTAGCTGCTATTCCTTTTGAGCGGGGGCTTTTGACCCCTGTCCTACTTTTACAGTACTCTATGAACTTAGGCATATTTAGATTCTCCTTTTGAGTGCCCCACCTTAAGTTTTCAGGTCTGTTGTCTGTACCATCCTCATTAATATGGATGACGACTGAGGTGTCAGTTGGCTTTGGACCGTGGAAGGCTTCACATACAAGGGTATGTACCTTGTAGTTCTTCTTTCGGTAAGTCGTGCCCATGTACTTGTGCTTGGCTGTCTTACCAGCTTTACGCTCCTCCCCGTACCTCCAAAGGGTCTCTTGTTTCCGTGGAGCACCGTTAGGCATTGTTGAGGTTGGGTTGGGCAGCTTAAACTGCCCTAGCCCGTTAACGTAAGCTCCCTCTATGCTCAGGGAAGGTTTAACATCTACACTCAAAAGGGCACCTCACCAGGAGACTCTTTAGAAGCTGGTGCAGCTTTGGGTGTTGGTGCTGCACTGCTTTGTGTGGTGTAGTTTCGAGGTTTGATTGAAGGGCCAGAACCACCTCCGCCTTCGAACTCAACGTGGTCAACAACCTGAACACCACTTAGTCGGCAACCTTTACCCATCTTCGTATCGTATACGTCGAGGAACACAACACCTACCGAGCCGTTACCGATAAGACCGTCTGTCTCCATATCCCACTCCTCTCCAGCTGGGGTGAAGACCTGAGGGGCACCTGCTGCCCAGTCACGTCCAAACTTGTCGTTCCAAGGACGCTTGAATGTAACACGGATTCCTTTACCGTCTGGGTCTGGTTTACCTTGCTTACGTACACCAGCGTCCTTCATGGCTTTGAATACATCATCTTCCATAAGGAGTGTAACTGTTGTAGCACCGTCTGTCTCTACGTCATACTCCCCGTTGTCGCGGTTGGATTCGAAGAGTTTAGCCCACTCTAGCGTTCCTGTCAGTTCGATTGTTTTAGTAGCCATGTGTATATCTCCTATAGCTCTTCTATTATTCGTGAATTATAGCATAACGGTATTTCGGTGTCAACCTTTAATGGGTATCGTCCTCAGACTTGGTTAGGTAATCTAGTGCTTTTTGCAGGGACTTTACATTGTCCCCTAATAGGCCGAGACCTCTATTACAACTAGAGCAGAGAATCCCCCTTACCTTACCCGAGGTGTGGCAGTGATCTACTGGCCAGTTCCAGTTTCTTCTGGCCCCACCTATCCCACTTTCGGTAGTCTTACAGATAGCGCAACAATTCCCTTGGCTCTCCAGTATCCCACTGTACTCCTCTAGAGTGATACCGTACTTCCACTTCAAACTCTTACGTCTACTTACTTCAGCAAATCTCTCCTTATTGTCTTCCCTATAAGAAGCTCTTGCCGCCTTATCACACTCTCTGCAACGATACCCATACCCGTCTTTAGATATCTTTGATCTGTGGTAGTGGTTGTAGCTTAGTTCTTGTTTACAGACTGTACATGTTTTCAAGGTGTCCTCCTTTCACTAGCACCATTATAACTTAATGGGTTATGAATGTCAAGACTCATTAGTGTGTTTCGAGCCACGTTCTACCTACATCGTACGAACCGGGTGTTGGTATCTTAAAGCCTAACTCAACGCCTGTCTCTGTCATAGTAGTGGCAATGATCTGCCCAAGGTGTTCAGCCTCCTCTCTCGTCCCTATTACTTCGACCTGCATCTCGTCGTGTACAAATGCGACCATCTTAAAGTTAATGCCTTCTTTACGGGCTTTCTCGTGGAAGTTAAGCAGTGTGTGTTTCATAAGCACTGACTCCCCTGATTGCAGTAGACCTGCAAGAACCTTGTACTCGCTGGGTACCTTGACCTTACGGCCATCATACCCTTTGAAGTAACCTTGCTCACCGATATGCGGTATTAGTTTCTTCTTGAGAGGAAGGAGGCCATCAATACTTTGCTCGAAGCGTGTACGTGCAGCCTGTGCTTCCTTCTGATTAACACCTAGGATACTGGCTGTCTTAGCAACACCAGCCCCTAGTAGCCATGCGTAGATGAACGTCTTGGCCATGTCCCTTGTACCTTTGGGGACGTCTAGGGCTTTCTTGTTCATGTTGTGGATGTCAGTCTCATCCTCCTTCTTACCTTCCATGATAGCCTTGGCGTACATGTCAGCATCAAAGTAACGCCACAGGTAGTCAGCAAGTACTCGAAGCTGGATACCGTCAGCATCACAGCCAACAAGGAACGAACCCTCAGGGGTACCCCAGCAGCTGCGTATGTGGCCATCGTACTTAGCTTTGACCTCTTCTACAGCTGTCTTCGGTGTGCCGTGGAAGACTGAAGAGATGTTAGCTGTGTTAGGGTTGTTATGAGCACAACGCCCTGTCCAAGCCCCGATGTTGTTGATAGTACCGTGTATCCTCCCATCGTTACAGACCTGCCCTAGCCACTCAGACAGTGAGCTCCTACGTCCTTCTAGGGTAAGCCACTGGGCGAGGCCCTTAGCACCCTCAGGGGCGTCCTCAGGGAGTGTCAGTAGGTTCTCTTCTGACACCGTGTACCCGTACCGCTCTAGGTCAGCCTTCTTCTCGTCGTAGAACTTCTTATCCATCTTGGCAACCTTCTTACCGTAAGGGTCACCGACCTTTAGGCGGAGGAACTTGATATGGGTAGCTGTCTTATCGAAAGGTTTCCAACCAGCATCCCACAGTGCATCAGCACGTACACGAGATGACCCAGGATTGAACGGTATGAAGTTGAAACACTGGAGCTCATCCCCGACTCTGTTAGTCAAGTCGTACTTCTCCTTGGCTTGTAGGACGTTGGAGTACAGTGTACCGTCTTGCTTCTCCCTGTATTTGATACTGTTCACTTGGAGTAGCTTAGGTGGGAAGTCTATTTGAAACTGATCCCCTAGTTTATCCATCTCCTCTGTTACTTTGTCGAGTAGGTGACGTGCAAGCTCCTCATTAAAGTGGAAGCCGTGGTACTTAGTGCGGACTAGTTCGATCTGTAGGTCATGTTCTGCTCTCAGTGAACGGGACCAGTCCTTGTCGTAGATTACATCGCTGAAGTGGTTGAACAAAGCTTCTGTAGTATCTAGGTCTCCTTCCCAGTAGTCGATCATGTCTTGGTTGAAGTTAGCGAAGTCAGTGTAGTCTCCTTTGTGAACACCTAGTCGGATACCCCAGCTCTTCAATGAGTGTGGGCCTTTGCCTCCTTGTGGAGTCAGTATGTCGTAGTCTACAGTACGTGAGACTATCAATGTGTCTAACACCTTTCGGGGGTCTAGGGGTTTGTCTAACCACTTGTTGAGGATAGGGAGGTCATACTGGATGAAATTATGGCCAACCATCTTGTCTAGTGAATGATGCCACTCAGTAGCAGCCTTACGTGCAACCTCGTCCTCGTGGATGTTTTCAAAACGGAAGACCTCACCTGTGTCCGCCATCTTACCACCTACCAGCCAAATCCTATCGGGGTGGTCAATAGCGTTAGTCTCAATATCACAGAATGCGATCCTTGGCATACTTTCTCCTCTCTAGTGGTCCATCATCAGGAACAGTTCAATCTCATCTTGGAGTCTCTCTGCTCGATGAAGGTCACCTTGTGCTATAGCCTCTGCAAGCTCAACTTCTGTCTGAAGCATCTGTTTGTTGAGCTCACGTACAACGTCTTCATTCATCGGGTCAAACTCACCAAACTCATCGTCCATCTCACCGAAGTAGTCATCTTCTCCGTCGAGACAACCCGAACCATCGAACTCATAGTCATCGTCGTCATACATGTAATTATACATCGAAGCCTTCCCCTTCTGCTAGTATTGTTGTGTCTGGATCGTAGTATATACTACCTGCCTTCCCAAGTCTACTGAAAGGTCTGTTCTTGTCTACAACAAAGGTGGTAGTGTTGCGCTCATCCTCATCCTCGCTCTCGACGTCACGCTCTAGCTTGATACAAATGATAGCCTCTTCTTCAAGAGAACCTGCGTACTTGGTACGACCATCTTCGTTCACTTGAGAGATGAAGATAACCCCGATGTCCAGCTCCTTAGCTAGCTGGGCCATACGAGAGCCGACAGCTGTCAGGAGTGACGTAGCCCCATCAGCCCCCCCTTGAGAAAGGTAAGCCAGCCGCTGTACGTGGTCAATGAACACATAGTCAACACCGTAGACCGTAGCAGCCATCCGTACATAGTCAAGGATCTTCATGGGATCGTCATGTGAGCGAAGCTCGAAGACAACAGTACGATCATCAGCGATACGTTGTGCGGCACCGATTACAGCATCTTCACTGACACCGTTAGCCGCTGCGTCCTCCTTAGTACGCACATTGATCCCTAGCTCGTATGTAGCCATCGCACGGTAGGTGGTGGAACGCATCTCCTCCATGTGCATCATAGCCACCTTTACGTCAGGGTCTGACTTAAGGAGACCGCACTCAAAGAAACGTACCATCTCTGTCTTACCACCACCACGAGGTGCCTTAACAAAAGTAATACCTCCTTTGACTAGCCCCCTGATCTTATCATCAAGACCGCTGTGGCCTGTAGCTACATAGCTGTAAGGGTTCTCTCTCTTGATGGTCTCTTCGATGTCAAGATCACCTAGGTAGAAGTTGTCAGGGCTGAAGCGCTGTGGCTTCTTGGCTGACCACATGAGATCACTACCGTCACCCGCCATAAGGAACTCGTTGGCATCCTTATGTTTAGACATAGGTACAAAGTAGAACTTCTCAGGGAACAACTCGTATAGACGCTCAGCTGCTGCCTTCCCTGGTGCGTCCTGTTCACCAGCGTAGATTATCTCCTTGAAGCTGTTCATGTACTCGAAGTTCTTCTTAATGAAGCGGTCAGACATGGTAGCTGACGGAAGAGACTTAACAGGGAATGACTTACCTAGTACTTGGTACAGGCTTGCAGCGTCGAACTCACCTTCTGTGATATACAGTCTGTTCGAACTACCCTTGTTGAACTCAGGGCCAAACAAATCGTCTAGGCTTCCTTTACTCTTCAACCAGAACTTCTTCTCGTCGTACCCACGGTACTTTACGTTGTTAGGCCACTTGAAAGCGTACCGTACTGGCTCACCAGCCGCATCTAGTTGAAGTTGAATACCATATAACTCACATACGTCTGGGTCAATACCACGGACACCCTCGAAGGTACCCGATGCAATCTCTCTTTGTGTCACTGGTGGTTTCCTTTCCTTAAGTGGGTAGTCTGTTGGTGCCCAGTCGAAGATGGACATACTGCCCATACCCGCCATCGGGTACGACCTGTCACAGGAGTGGCACTTACCTACCTGCTCGTTATCCTCCCAGCTGAAAGCGTCAGAGGAGCCGCAATCCTCGTATGGACACGGTACATGGGTTGTGTTGCTCATAGCTCTCTGGCCTCCTGACCTTTGATGTAGTACGCACCTTCAAACTTAGCAGCCACCTTATTTGCTTCTTCCTTGTTGAGGAATGTCTTCGGTAGGTGGTGAAGGCTCAGTTTATTACCCTTGACAACGTAGTGCCAGAACTTACCTGAGTAAACTAGGATAGCCCATCTGGTCAGTTTGTTTTCATCCGTCATAGTACTCTCCTTGTCTACAATGTGTTATTATAAAGAAAAAGGGAGCCAGTGTAAAGCCCCCCTTTCGTTCTAAGTATCTAACCTACCTAGTATTGCATCAAAGACGTAATCTACGTCAGTCCCTGTAGCACCACAGTAGATCATGAGCTTCCTTAAAGTGGCCATCCTCAGGCCTAGCTCTTGTGCTAATGCTGCTGTGGTGTCATCCATATCAAACTCTATGGTAGCACCACCGTCTTCATGTTCAGTTAGGTTTGTCACTTTCATGTGTCCTACTTTGTTAGTCATATTAAGTCCTTATCCATTTCAGCTAGTGCAATCAAGAAGTTCTCTTGTAGCAAAGCTTGTTGCACACCACGAGTAATTTCTCTCCAAGAGATATGGCCTAGTTGTTGTGTCTCCCCTGCTTCCTCTGTGATTAGCCAGATACCTAGCTCGTCAGTGTCAAGCGTAAGGTTTAACAAAGGGTCTTCCTTATTAAAGGTATGCTTAGTCATGGCCTCACAACCATCTCCTGATGTACAATTTAGCGGCTCTCTACATGAGGGGCAAAGCTCATTCATATCACCCTCCATAATAGTCGATCACACGGTTAAGTGCTGCTATGTCTTGTACAAGGCTTTCCCAGTCTTTCATTTGAGCTTCCGCAGCATTTCCTGTACCAACTTTGAAGTCTAATTCTTTACGTAGCTCAGTACATATATCACGGGAGCTTTTCAGAATAGCCAAGACAATCTCGTTTGTAAACTCTAAGGCTGCGTTTGTTTCTAGTACGTTCTTTAGTATGTCATTGACTTTCATCTTGCTTTCCTCTCGTTGACATCCATGCGTTGAATTCAGAGGTACTCATGTAGTCCTGCAAGATACGTTCAATAGCCCACAGTAGGTCTTCATCTACACCCATATCCATACCACCCTCGTCCTTAACGGGTACTGAGCATAGGTTGTAGTGTTTTATAAGTGACACAACAACCAGCTCATCTTCATAGTCATCCCTTAGGTCACGTAGCATCTTATCATAACGTGTTGTAATATTACCTGCTGCGTCTCGTGTTAGTTGGTAGTCAGTCATCCATATTCTCCAAAATTAAACATTGATTGTATTCAATTACGTATCCACAAGCACGAAGGAAGTTTTGAAACTCTTCAAGTACAGCATCCATAGACGCATGTTCTGCCATTTCTATTTTAATCTTTGTGCCGTCACTGTGTTGGTGTGTAAACTTCATCGCTTCTCTCCTCTCACCCTCCAAACCATCCAGATCGCTATTAAAACAGGTGTTAAAAATGCGACTGGGTAAATCACAGAAGCAACAATCCACACATTAACCAGAACCACCAAAGCAAGCGCAAGTGCAAGCGCCCCCAAAAACCCATAACGGTCCAGTATTTTGCCAATAATGCCATCACTCATCGTCTTGTCCTTTCGAGTTAGCGCAGCTAACGCTGCTTAGTTCTGCGAGGGTGGTCACGACCCGATACACACCTGCCTTCCGTGCCATGTCTTTCTCGTCTGGATCAAGCAGGTAGACAGCTTCGCCCAAAGCCTCCAACGCCTTCGCCAATAGAGCTTCGCTCTTAGATAGCTTACCCTCCAGTTCCTCGATACTTGCCTCTGCCTGCTCAAGCTCTGTCGTGACCTCTTGCAGTGCGGCCCAGTCCTCAAGATCGTCGAGGTGTTTGTTGATTGCGTATGTGTTTCCGTCAGTCATGTCCCAATCTCCTTCGTTCCACGGTTGATGAAGTGCTGTTGTTGTGAGTAGTATTTTCTTCAAACTTCCTCCACGAATATCTCAGGGTTGCTACCATCCTCGTTACGTTCAATGCGGTAGACGCAAAGGCGAGGGCGAGGGCTAAACTCTTTGCAAACATCGTAATGCTCGTCTGCGTGACTTCGAGTGAAGTACATCGAGCTAACCCAATTACCGTAAACATTGTGCCACGTTGTGATGCGCTTGGGGGTGCCGTGGAGGTCATGGGGGCTTTTAGTTTCTGTGAAACAGCGCCCCTCCTCGGTCCACAAGTCGGCGTATCCCTCAAAGTCGTGACCAACAAACGGAAACACTTTGTGCGGCCCTCGACCCAAGATGACAGCTTTGTTGCCATTCCCATCGACATACTCTGCGGGGAACTCTGTTGGTGGTGTGAATTTACGATTAGTCATTGCTTGTCTCCACGAATATCTCAGGGTTGCTGCCATCCTCGTTACGTTCAATGCGGTAGACGCAGAGGCGGTTTTCTGTAGCCCCACGGTTCACTTTATTTGAAGCCCCGACCCAACCCTCGTAGACGTTGTGCCACGTTGTGATGCGCTTTTGGATGTCGTGAAGGTCGTATTTACCCCCATCATCAGGCCAATAAGCCCCGTTTTCTGCGTAATTACAGGCGCAGCCCTCGTCATCAAAACCTACCAGAGGTCTCTCTTTGTTGTAATAAGAACGCCCCAAGATAGTGACCTTACCCCCAAACCCATCGACATACTCTGCGGGGAACTCTGTTGGCGGTGTAAATTTACGATTAGTCATTGCTTTTCTCCTTCCATTAGTGCAGCTATTCATATCGTCCGTGGTTTTCGTGAAACCCAAGTTCATGGTCTAACTGCTTCCTCCATGATACAGCGTCATCCTTATTGAGAAACCGCCTCTTGAGTCGTTTACCATGCTTCTCTGCGGAAGCTACCCATCGGTCAGTGTAACTCTCAAAGTACACACCTGTCACACCTGACGTATTATGTGAGTGACGTTTCATATTCCTACTGTTCTCAGATGAAGTAACGTCTCTTAGGTTCCCTATAGTGTTGTTACTTGGGTCACCATCAATATGGTCAACCTCACCCTTAGGCCAGTGGCCGTGGAAGAGGGCGAAGCAGACACGGTGGGCTAGGTATCCCTTGTCAAAGATTCTCCCTGATAAATACCCCTTGGTGTTTGTTGTAAAGGCCTCCACATCAGAGTACCTTTTGTTCCACACTTTGTGCGACCAATCACTTGGGAAATAGTCACGATCCCTTTTGAGCCAGTATAGCTTACCTGTCTTAGGTTCATACCGTAGTAGGTTACTTAGTACATCAGGACTCACCACGGAGCGCCCTCCACGCTACAGGGTATAGATCACTCATGATGGTGTCGATCTGATTAGCAACCAACTGCGACTCATACTGTGTGTCAGGTTTACAACGTAGATTACATAAGTCTGCCCAAGCGTCTAGACTTCCACTGTGGTACCACTCAGTTAGTGTAGACTGTGGCAGAATCATACGGGCTTGCTCAGGGGCTACTCCCATTTGAAGCGCTTGTAAGTAAGCATACTTTATCTTACCGTCTAGGTATTGTGGGTTATACTCTGGGTTAACTTCACCCTCACTGCCTTGCTTCTTGTCAGCACTACGTCCACGCCACACATCAGGTGTGTAGAACTCAGGTTCATCATCTACATATCGACGACTAATCTCATTAATTCTGAGGAACTTATGCTTGACCAGCTGCCGTGCTACAAAGATTGGAGCCTTAACGTGGAAGGAGGCAAAGCAATGCCCGAAGGGGCTAATGTGTCTATGTTTAGCAAGGTACAGTATTAGCCTGTTGTTCTGCTCGGGTGTGTAGTTATCTGCTTTCTTACCAAAGCTAACTCGTGCTGCGTTGACTACTGAAAGGTCTGAGCCCATGTGGTCAATAAGTGTTGCTTTAATCATGTTGTAGGCACTCCTTGTTTGAAGGTTTTTGTAGTCACCTCACATTTATATTCGGAGTAGTTGAGGAATTGAGTTAAGGCCGTAGACGACACGAAGACTAATGTCTCAGAGTCAGGGTGGAAGTAGGAGGGTGTTACATAATAAACTTTCATTCGTCTTCATAACCTCTCTCAGCTGCTTCCACTACTGCGTCAACAAAACGGTTGTGACCGTCAATGATCTCGTCATCCCATTCCGCTTCTCTCATAAGTCTCTCCTTATGTATACTTAAAGTATATACTTAAAGTATTACTCTTCATCTTCTTTAACCATACCTTTCAAAACAATTAGTTTTCTTTAAGGAGGCTAAAGCCTATTATAACGGTGTATGTCACACCTGTCAAGATAATTCTTTAGGAATTGTACCAGCTATTGATGTGGTCATGCTTGCCTACAACACCATCAGCACCTTCGTAACCTTCAGAGATTACAATTAGGTCACCCTCTATAGAGTTGTTTGTCGCCCACGTTACCACCTCCTTCAGGTCAGAGGAAGTTGTTGAGTCCACGAGAGCCTTGTTGTTCATGATCTCCGCGATGTAAGTATATGTCATGTTATTGTCCTTTTTCTGTATTGATTATCAGTAGGTAGAAACATCTGTGTAGAAAGACCTATCAATCAAGTCTAGGTCCAGCTCGTCACACATGTCGTCCATCGTAAAGCCGTAGCTGTAGAGCAGGTCAGCGACCTCACTCGGTCTGTCAAGTAGAAGCTTCCATATCTTAGCGACCTCAGCGTCATCCTCATCACCCACTGGGTAGCCCCTTACAGAGCCTTGAGTGTATTCCACTACTGTCGGGTCACGAGAGAACACTAAGGCACTCCAGTCGGCCTCTATGAGCCTCTCAAGCAGCATCTCAGCGTACTCTAGGTCCTGTGACTCCTTAGCTGTGTGTTGGTTGTAGTAACCCACACTGATATTGGTACATTCTGACACGATCTCAGCGTATTCCATTGAGTCAGTGTATGTACCATAGCTGTCAGGTTTAAGCTGAGGGAGCTCAAGAGCACCTGCCAGTGACTTAGCGAAGTCGTCACTAGCTGTACGCATACCACCTTGGTGTGTGATGATGCTACACGTATCAAACCTGTCAAAGGAGATGACTGCATCAATCTCGATCAACCAAGCAGGGTAATCTTTGACTAGGTTAGTGCTACCGACACCACCTATCTCTTCAGCTGCGTGGGCTATGTAGACACCCTCAACACCTGCTTCGATCATACCTAGCAACAACCAGACCCCTGTGGTGCAATCAGCACCTAGGCAGCTGCCTGTCATAGTAGTGA